CCCAGTAGGAGCATTGACGACGGCTAACAGTCGCCAGATGAAGGCGGCGGCGTCACAGCTACACCTAAAGGCACCGCTGAGACGCGATGAGAGCCTAGAGGCATTGTCAGGTAGATACGCGAACGACGATAGCGGTTACGCCGCCTCTCGGCGTAACCGCCGACTCAGTTCGAGGCAAGCTAAAAAGCCGCTAGATCAGCAATGGTTAGAGAAACAGATCTTAGGTGAATAGGCTCCGCTACAAGCGGTTACAAAACTATTTTCATTTATTTTCACTCTTTCTGTCCGTTTTAGCAAAGCGGTGATTTAGCAACTGAACAGCGCGAGACTGACAATACAAAAAGCGGTTACAAAACTATTTTCATTTATTTTCAACTTTCCTGTCCGCCTCAGCAAAGTCGTGGCGTATGCAACAAACTGAACAGCGCGAGACTGACAATGTCAGTGCGTAGCAGTACAGCGATTGAGAGAGCTGCGGCGGGGCAGCCTCCTACAGGCTGACTGACAATATACGGCATTGTCAGGCAGCGTGTAATATGCACCCGACAGGGACTTTCACGATCTGTAACCTTCACACAGATCGACTGACTTTTTCAAGTGGTCGCCTCGTAAAAGTAGCACCTGCTGTAACTGACAATCTCGTACCGTGACAGATGACGCAAACAGCCCACTACGCTAAGTGAACACAAAGGAGTTTTATCATGAGTTATTGGGACGATACAGTAAAAAGGCTATGGGCATCAGCCGCCTCAAAGGTAGGCTACGGCGTCTGGACAGTCACGCCGACTATCGACGAGCCAGCAAAGGTCGAGACGGGTAATGGTGAAATCCAGCTATCAGCGTCGGCGCTCTACGCGGTAAGGAATGCAAGCGGCGTGGTGGTAGCGCTGACAGGTTACTACCCAGTCGCACAGCTACTAGCACAGGTGCCAGATCTATGTGATCCGTCGTACCGACCAGCCGACAGTTCAGGCGGCGTTGGCGTCGAGACTGACAATGACGCTAGGCACAGGTCGCTACACACCGCCCATGCAGAGGGCTACGCCGAAGGGCGGGCAGACGGTTATGACGAGGCCGTTGAGGACATAGGACAGGCAGCGCTTGATGCGGCTACCGAAGCTCGCGACGAGGTCGAGAGTTCACTAGTCAAGGACGGCATCATCGAAGACCCAGATATAGACGGAGGGCTATTAGGATGACTGAAGACAAGACATTTGAGGAGGGGTGGCTACCGCGCAAGTTCATCGTAAAGCACTATAGACGCGGCGATCTACTAGACGGTGAGGCATTCGTGCTAGTTCCAGAGCGTGATCCCGCCGCTATCCCAGCGCTGAAAGCGTACATGGCGGCTACGCCAGATATGGCGTTGACCGAAGCGTTGGAAGCGTGGCTAGAAGCACTAGGTGAGTTGACACCCAAAGCGTTGACTAGTTGCCCAGTTCGTGACAGGGTGCCGTCGTGGGTAGCGACATTGTCAGCGTCTATCGAGGCTGGAATGGCACCAACTACGGCGCTTTTTCGCCTTGCCAGCCGTATAATGACAACCTACGATCTCCAGTGTGATACACTGGCAGACAGTAAGGAGTGAGGTGAGCATGGCGACAAGTGACGATTACGAGGACTACTACGGCGAGATAGCACCAACACCGCACGAAATCGTCGTGGCGTTGGTACTGGCAAGCCGCGATGAATCGTGGGACGCCATAGAGGACATCGTCTACCATCTACAGAAGTTCTACGGGGCAGTGACGGAGCAAGAGGTGCAAGCAGTTCGCGTAGAGCATATAAGGCGAAATCCACAGCTACTATTCAAGACAGTGACACCAGCAGAAGCATAACAAAACAGGGAGGTTTGAAATGAAAGACAGGGAATGGAGCGCCTACAAGAATAGGCTAAGATGGTACGCCGTGACAGGGTTAGCGTTAGGCTTACTTATGAACGGTTGCGGTAATAAGCAGTGGGTAAGGCGAAACGCTAACACCTACGCAACTGAGATTATAGCGGCACAAGCAAGGCAAGAAGACGCCGCCGCAAAGCTGATCCTCGCCGCCGATGGCGCTATGAGTCTAGGCAACTATGACGAATGCGTCGAATACGCAGAGCCAGCGATGGTCATTATCGCCTATGCAGAGGCAGAGGCACAGATGGCGTTATACCTAGCGGGGCTGATCGAAGAGGAGCCAGCACCAGCAACAGAACCACTTGACGCACTCGCTTATTGCGAAGCGGATTAGGAGCAAGACAAATGGCAAAGAACCCGAAAGAAGAGATTGTCAGCGCCGTAGGTGAGGTTGTCGCAGATTATGCGCCGATCATAGCTGGCACAGCTATCATGAGGCTTGCCGACAAGCAGCCTGAAGACAGCGTATTGCGCTCATTGCTCATCATGATGGCAGGGACAGCGCACAATCAAGGCGGTGACGCAATCACTATGTTGACTGACAATGTCCTAGCCCTCGTAAAGGGCGACGATCCATTAGCGGCGGCGAAGCTGAGAGCGCAGGGCATGTCAGCGCAACACCTGTCATTGATGGCTATAGAGCTTCAAACGATGGAAGCGAAGCAGCGACGACAGATCGACGGCTTTATGACGAGTCTATCAGTCATCGTGGCGCAGATGGGCGAAGTCATAGCAAGAGCGGCGGTTGCGTCACTTGTGAAGCTCTAAGCGTGACATAGTTCAGATCGACACCACTACCTAAGAACCACACCAGCAAGGAGGCTGATTTGGACAAGTACCGCGAAGCAGACGAAGACCAACGACTGATTGTCAGCGCATTCGTCGCCAAATGCAGCTCATTGAACGCAGTAGGCGAAACCGTTTGCCTCAAGCTCGATGGCTCACAGCAGCTAGTCCATTGCAGAACAGCTAAGCGAATCTGGCCAGAGGTCATCGCGCCAGCCGTTGAGTGTGTAACCGTTTTTAGACAGCGCGAGCTGTCCTATGGTGCGAAACAGTGCGTTTTCTATGTAGAGGTGAAGTGATGGATCAAGCAAAGACCAGTGCAGTAACTAAACTCGCAGCAGCTATCGAGCGGCGCGATAGACTAACCACAACAGCTCAAAGGGCTATTGAGGAGGCGTCGTTGGCAGGGCTGAAGGTGTCTGAAGCCGAAGCAGAGCTAGACGCTCTCTACTCAGAGCTAGATGCGCTATACGACGACAGGGCTACAGTCGATACTGAGCATGAGGACGATAAGGTCAATCGACCCCACCTTTATTGGTGCAAGGACACAAGGCCAAAGGTGCAATGCACAGACGGCTATCTACGCAGGTTTTATCGCTCACATCGCTACCGTTGGGCTGCTCAGCGGCTAGGCGTTGGTTTGGTGCCTAGCCACCGTTGCCCAGTACCCGAAGGCCAGCCTGACAATGTGGGGATCTGGCTTGCCGACGATGAGGTGGTACCGTGTCGCAGCTATCGCAAGGGCTTCAAAGCGACGGAAGTCGAGCCACCTTTTTCATTGTGAGGTAGTCAATGGCAAAGGAAGTAGTAGAGATAGATTGGCGAGGGATGCCAGAGTTTGACCAGCCTCAAAAGGAGGCGTTCGCCAAGATGGTGATACGCTTCCGAAACGCCGAAGACTTAGACGAGTTCGCTGAGTTGATAGAGCAGAAGATAACGCCGAAGACGAAGAGCCTTTGGCACCCTGAGTTGGAACGGGGGCTTGACGCGAACAAGCGATACATACCCAACACACTCCTACAACAACAGCCGAGGTACCCGATTTACATAGTATCGAAGGGTCGAGCGCATAGTCGCCTGACAATGCGAGCGCTAGACAGGTTAGCTGTCCAGTACTTAGTGGTAGTCGAGCAATCCGAGCTAGAGGACTACGCAGCGGTAATCGACAGGTCACGGCTATTGGTGCTACCGCAGCGCTACTTAGACGAATACGACACCTGTGATGATCTAGGTACGACGCGGAGCAAAGGTCCCGGAAGTGCTAGAAACTTTTGTTGGGATCATGCCATAGCAGGCGGGTACAAGCGTCATTGGGTGATGGACGACAACCTAGACGACTTTCACCGCCTACACCAGAACACCAAGGTGCCAGTTCGGTCAGGGGCGCTTTTTCGCGCTGCTGAAGATTATGCTGACAGGTATACCAACGCTTATATCTGTGGGCTGAACTACTACTCGTTTTGCAAGAGTACAGATAAGGTGCCGCCCTATGTGCTAAACACCCGTATTTACTCATGTCTACTGATAGAGAACGACATACCGTACCGATGGCGAGGACGCTATAACGAGGACACCGACCTCTGTTTGCGGGTACTCAAGGACGGGTACTGCACAATCCAGTTCAACGCTTTCTTATGTGGCAAGGTTACCACACAGCGCCTGAAAGGTGGAAACACTAAAGAGTTCTACAAAGGCGAAGGTACTAAGCCAAAGAGCCAGATGCTGGTAGACCTCCATCCAGATGTCGCTGAGCTAAAGTGGAAGTTCAACCGCTGGCACCACTATGTAGACTACAGACCCTTCAAAACAAACAAGCTGATCGAGATAGCTGGATTGTCAGTCTCAGATGAACCTGATGACTACGGGTTAGTCCTGATCGACGGCGTAACTAAAAAACGAGGCAAAGACCGACTATGAGCGAAATGACTGAAGTACTAAAAGCAGTGAGCTGGATTGAGATAGGCGCAATCTTTACAGAAGAGCAGATCGAGAGCCTACACGGTAAGTGGTTGCTGATCACTATCGACGACATAATCGTAGGTGGCGGGCTTGCCGTAGAGCTAGGCATCGTCGAGCGTTGGAGTTCCACAGGACTAGAGTGGGCTACCGCCCATCGTGGGTTGTATGCGTTAGACGCTGGTGACCTGTACGAGTGCATCAAACACACCTGCGTAGCGAGCGCTAGAGCTAATGCTGAGGTGTTGCAGATCGCAGTAAACTCAGAACAAGCGTTGAGAGCATTTGCTGAAGGGGGCGATCATGAAGGCGAAGAGTGATAGGCCACCAAACATCGGTTCGCTGACTTTGACTCTGCGCGACGGGGAAGAGTTGTCGATCAATACGCCAACAGGTGATAAGCTGATCGTGCATTGTACGAAGACGCAGAACGGTAGAACTTGCCTGAACATAAAGGCTCCGAGGGAATACCAGATTAGGCGTCAAGGGGTAGGCGTTCATAGATCAGGTTTAGGTTAGTTCCACAGGAAGGCTGGGCGCATCACTGACACACGGGATTGTCAGGCAGCGTAGGTAGTGTGCCACTACCAGTCTGGGGGAGGTGTCACTGAATAGGGGTGCGCCTCCCTTTTTTTTTCGCTGTACAGCGAGCCTGTTTCAAAGAAACATAAGATTTTTTATGTAGTGTTTGTCAATGAGACTGACAATGCAGGTTCTATTAGTGATTGTCAGGGAAATAACCCTGCGACACTAAAGGATTACAACATGTCTTATGCAGAAATGAGAGAACTAGCCCGAACACTAACCAAAGCTGAGTTTGAGATGGCAATCGTCGAAGCAATGCGGAATCGCCAACCCACTGGCAAACCTGTCGGGCCGTGGACAGCCTGTAAGTATTTCGGCGCTGACATCTCTGCCAAGGCGTGGCAAGTCTGGGAAGAGGAACGCTGCTACTAACAACCGCCCCGCCCCTTGTGAGGGGCGGGCAAAGGAGACTGACAATGCGTAAAAAGTGGTACAAAATCGAAGGCGACGACTATGCCGAAGCCCTACACGGTACGGCAAAAGCAATCCAGCGGAAAGTTAGGATGCTCCATAAGGCGGGCATTCTGGTGACAATGCGCTGCGTCAAGAACAGGGCAGAGCAACGACAGCTTGCCGAAACAGGAACAGTATAAAACTAACCGCCCCCGAAAGGGGGCAAAGGATAAGAAAATGAAAGACCAACTAGGACAAACCATTCACTTCACAGGCATCTCAAACCACGGATCTTGCGGCCACCGCCACCGTAGCAAAGCCGCCGCATGGAAGTGTGCCAGCAGCAAAAAGAACCAACACAAGAATCTATATGTCCGTCGCTTCGTCGATGGCGTACAGGGGAGCTAAAAACCGCCCCGAAAGGGGCAAAGGAGACTGACAATGCCAATGAAACGCCAACCGACAGCAACATGGACAGCAGAAGATACTATCGAGGAGAGATTCGCACAGCTCGCAGACTGGGAGCGTTTCGAGCAAGTCCACAACGGCCCGTCATTACAAGCTGATACAGCCACTCACTTCGAGGTCGATCCTCACGACGAAAACTGTACCTGCCCAGAACAACAACCAAACCGCCTCGAAAGGGGCAAAGGAGTCTGACAATGTCAATAACTGTTTATCATCTAGCGCGAGGTTCACGAATGGGTGTCCGATGCGACCCTGAAGATGCCCCTAAAAACTTTCACCGTGTCGCAACAGTCGATGTCCCTGACGCCGACTACGAGTATGCTTTTGAACTCACCAACAACATCGATCATGGTTGGTGGGAAAACAAACTAGTCACTCCCCATTTTGAGGGTGAAGGCTGTCGCTCAACAATGGTCGGCGACCGCATCGAGTTCCCAAGTAAGGAGGTTTGGGAGTGCAAAGCCAGCGGCTGGGAGGCCATAAATAAGTCAGACGAACCTGACGCGAAGTATCTCACTTAGCCAGAATCAACCCCAACAAAGGAGGTGTGAAAGCACCACTAAGACCCCGCCACCGCAAGGTGAGCGGGGTTTTTGGGTAGAAGCGTTGATTGTCAGCGCTTCCACACACATGCAAGGAGCATATTATGCAGGCAGAACTAAAAGAGTTTTTCGACGATGTACTGGTCACAGCTATTGAAGGCGGTATTGACCACTGGGCAGACATCTTATACGGGCAACGCGCTGACAATGGCGGCTATCGCTATGTCGATGTTGTTGATAGTGAAGAGGTAGATGTAAACGCTGAGACAGTTGTCCGAATCGACAGGGATGTCATCATAAAGGGCTTTCGTAAGGTCACAGCAAAAGAGAGCAGGTTGAACAGTCACTTGCGCGAGGAGCTTTGCGCTGCGCGTAAGGAGCGTGATGCTAGTTATGTCGATGCAAACGGCGCTGACTGTATCGTGCAGCTAGGACTTTTCGGCGAAATAGTTTTTGGATAATAAAAAGCCTTCCGAGGCAAAGGAGTCTGACAATGTCAATACTTATGAAAATATTGGAATATGCGGCAATGGCACTTGTAACTGCGGCGATGGCTTTCGGGTTCGTCTACGCGCTGCTAACGCCTGACCCTATAATAGAAGCGAGGCAAGCAGAAGCAGCGGCTGAGTATCGCCATGAGCTGGCGGTACTCCATTCTAGGTGCATCAGTGACAGCCTTTCGTATACAGACGACGCGACAGACGAGCAATATCAACAGGCTGAGGCAGACTGCATTCAGTTTGAGTAACAACCGACGCTGACAATCCTAAACCCCCCAACACTGATGGTGTTGGGGGGTTTTGTCGTTTTGAGTTACTGTGAGATCAGGAGGATTTTATAGAATGACTGATGCGCTCAAGATTATGGTTTGTTGGCACTGTGGAAGTAAACTTATTTGGGGAGGCGATGAGGACTATGAAGAGGGTGATGGCTATGGCGAGGGAGGGGGTATTGCATCAGAGTTTTCCTGCCCAACCTGTCCAGTTGTCGTTTGTGTCTATCTACCGTTTGATGAAGAGTAACAATGATCTTCCGAACCCCTGAGACAGTTATTCGTCCGAACTGGCGAATGGTAGGAGCGCTGACAACTGCTTTGATAATATTCTTGTTGGGCTTAGCGCTAGGGCTAAAGGTAGCAGAAAAGCCAGATTGTCAGCTATGTCATGTTGGGTTCGCCACAGTTGATGAGATGGAAACGCTGATAGAGAGTCTACGGCACTGTAAGATGGGATGTAGTGACTGACAATCAAACGGTCAGAGATGTCACTCTCGACCCTGTCAGAGATGTCACCCCTGTACATGCCATTTCTGACACGCTGTATATAGAACAGACCAAAGAGAACAGAGTATGTTAGAACAAATGGACAAATAGGACAGGAGCGACAGATGCTACATCCAATACTGAAACGACTTGAAGAGTTAGGTCTAAAAGTTTTCACCAGCGGTGACTACGACCTAAACATCGTCGGCATTAGATCAGCGACTCAGGAGCCTGACAAGTTCAACGATGAGCTTCATGTAATCTACAAAGTCAAGGGGCAGTGGGTAGACCACTGGTGGACTATCACTACAGATGCTGGGGTTTACTGGTTGAAGCACCCTATGAATACCGCAGGTACTGCTGCTGTCGTAGCCGACCGCCAGTATCGAGGAGTCTGGCAGATTGGGAAGCACAGAGGCAAGTACACCGCACTAGTTCAGACAGGTGGTGAGATAGCCGTACACCGTGACGACAACTTAGACAGCACAGTGGATTATCGGACAGACAACATTGTCAGCGGATACTTCGGCATAAACTGCCACAGAGCCACTACCAGATCAGGCGGCTCCGTCTCAATCGGAAAGTGGTCAGCGGGCTGTCAGGTGTTTGCCGACCCTGATGACTTTGCAGCTTTCATGAAGATCTGCAAACTTCAGCGCGACACGCGAGGCTGGAACAACTTTAGCTACTCGTTACTAAATGAGTGGTAGACCGTGACACTCCAGCATAGGTAGCCACTACCTTTTTTGGAGGTGAGAATGTTAGCGATACTCAAGACTCTACGCAAGTGGGGAGACGAGCTACAAGTATCAGACGGTCAACTAGCCGTATCAGGTGATGGTTACGGCGCTGTAGTGCCTGTTGCTGGCCTTGTTGGTAAAGAGCCGTGTCAAGTGTCGGCCAAACGCCTAGCGACGATTGTAGGGCGTATGAGCGAGCCTACGGTCAAGCGTAAGAGTAAGACCCTACTGCAAGTTGTAGACGGTAGTAACAGCGTCAACCTGCGAGTTATCCCACCCTCGGTTGTACTACCAAAGACTCCGACTACTGGCTGGACAGCGATGAGTGATGCCGCAGTCTCAGCCATGCAACGGTTGATCGACGCGACATCGAAAGACGATGTGCAAGGCTACGGGCTGTCAGGTGTCAGAATGACATCAACCTACATAGCGTCATCGACAGGTGCTACATTGTCAGTTTGCTGGACAGCTTCTAAGCTAAGCGACGGTGTAACAATACCAACTAAGGCGCTAAAGGCGCTACCTGCTGGTGAGATTGAGTACTCGACGACTAAGTCGCAGATGTTTTTCAAGGTCGGTGATTTTGTGTTCTGGTGTCCACTGATAGCGACACCCTTCCCAGACTCTGCAATAAACGACTTGATCGTAAAGACTCGAAAGTCGTCTATCCTGACTTTCGAGGTGCCAGATGGCCTTATCGACTTACTAGACCTAGCCTCGCTGATGGAGGTACCGCCTAGTAGTCCAGTAGAGTTGACACTCGCTGATGGAACGCTCTCAGTCACCGCTAAGGGTACTGACAACTTCTCTGGGGGTGTAGAGGTGTCTGGACTCGACAAGACGGTTGAGCGGCGCTTAGGACTCAACCCTGCCCTATTAGCGACACAGCTAGGGTTACTAGATCCAGATGACCCTGCCTATATTGGTTTAGGCGGGGCACATGACCCCATCAAGATCTGGTCTTTAGGGTCAGTCCCTGTCGAGACTATAACCATGCCGCTGTACCTACCGACATAGCTACTGACAATCTAAAATGTCGCGAATCTAAAATGTCGCAAATAATGTCGCGGTGTGCTAATCTCACTACATGGATTTGAACAAGCTAACAAAGGCGCAGCAACAGGAACTGAAGCGCCGTCTGTGGACGGCCTACCTGCCAGCGTATGCTGCTGACAATATGCGTGGGCCGCCAGAATACAACTATGTGTTCTTGTTGGGTAATCACCATTTAGAGTGGGGTGATGCTATCAAAGACAATCGCCGTGTACTTGCCCAAGCGGCGAGGGATCACGGTAAGTCTCACTTTCACTGCCTTGCCTATCCATTATGGATGGCTCAATATAAAGCCGTCGGGCGGGTAGGTTACATATTTTCAGCGACTGACGCACAGGCTAAAGAACACCTTGACAAGATTAGAAAAGAGGTTCTAGGCGGTGGTGAACAAGGTGAAGCCAACCCAGCTTTAGCCTCTTTGCTCCCATTGAAAAAAGACAGCGCTAGAATGATACGCTTTGCTAATGGTAGTGAAATCCGAGCAAGGGGTTTCGGGTCACGGGTTCGAGGCGGTCACCCTTATTGGATAGTCTGTGACGACATTTTGAATGACGACCATATCTGGTCGGAGACGGTTCGCCGTAAAGGTGTTGATTATTTTTTATCCGCTATTGAACCTATGGTGGTTCCCGGAGGTCAGATTGTCATCGTTGGTACACCCTTCCACGCTGACGATCTTTACCGCACGCTACGCGAAGGTGGTGTTTACCACACTATGCAGCACCCAGCCGTCAACAGTGATGGTGAGCCGCTGTGGCCAGAACGCTACGATAAGGCAGCGCTCGCAATCCGAAAGAGAGTCATGGGGTCATCGCTTCGTTGGTCGCGTGAGTACCTATGCTTACCCATCAGTGACGACTCTTCACTATTCCCTTCAACTCTTTGGGAACAAGAAGGCATCAAACAAGAATACTCACTGGGTCTAGGCGCAAAATACTGGAGACAGCAAGGGTTTAGCGTATTTATGGGTGTAGACTTGGCATTGTCAGCCTCAGCGGGGGCAGACTATTTTATCATCTTTGTGATGGCAGTTGATCCAACCAACAGTAACCGTTGGGTAGTCGATATCATCAGACGAAAAGGCTTAGGCTACCAAGAGCAAGTAGATCTCATCGTCAGGAATAGCAAGAAGTACGACTGTGATTTTGTCTTCTGCGAGGCCAACCAGTACCAGCGCGTAATAAGCGATATGGTAGTTAGGTCTAGCGATGTTCCTATAAAGGCATTTTATACCACAGGCCGAGGCGGTTCCACCACTAGAAGGCGGGGGATCAGCGGTACCTACAGCGCGAACAAGAATGCGCTGGATCGCGGTGTACCGTCACTACGCATGTTGATTGAGAATAGGAAGATTCGTATACCGTGGGCTGAGGACACCCGTGAGCGGGTTAGTGTTTGGCTGCAAGAAATGGGTGCATTCGGAATGATCAACGGTAAAATGCAGGGAGTTGGCGCTCATGACGACACTGTCATGGCCTTTTGGATGTGTGATCAAGCAGCTCAAGTCGGCGGCAGCTTCAGTGTTGATTGGGGAGCCGACGAAGTTGACTCGACGAGGTCGCCGATGAACGCTATGAGTGAGGACGACTCACCAGATTTCTTTGGGCAGAAAACTATCAGCCCAGCGCTACGACTGGTGCAAGGAGGCAACAAGTGGCTTTGACAGGCAGATCGATAATGCGTAAGCGCCGAGGCCAGAAGCCTGAAGGTGTCGCGCAAGATGTTGGACGCGCAGATCACATTGCGAGACGCTATGCTGTGGACAGGGAGCAACTCCGACAGCTTGAAAAAGATGTGCAGATGTCAGCGCCTGACATACCACAGGGCGCGAGGCCCACACGATCAGTCAGTGAGGCTATCGGTGCATTAGGATTTACGCGGGATCAGCGAGCGGTCGCTCAGAAGATAGCAACTAAGATTATCAGCGGTGAAACAAAGTCGATGTTTGACATGTCGAAGCAAGGCGTGACAGCAGGCATGAATCGCTACCAGATATCAGAACTGATGCGGCGAGCGCTCGAAGTAAAAGATCGCAACCGAGTGAGTAAGTCGTCACCATTGCGGAAAGAGGACAACTGGGGTGCGGCAAAGGATCTAAAGCCTCCTAAAGGATTTACTGATTTTGGATCTAAAATCAGCGGCGGCAAGCGCAAGCCTGATCCACACGGCGGCTACCAGTACTGGTACCCAAAAACTGGGCTGGCTGACAAACCCCATTCTGACGAACATGCTCACCATCAAGAGCATCATGAAAACAGCACCCCTAGCCCTGAAGTTCGCGAAGCCTACAAAAAGCTCTTGACCACAGCCCATAAGGCTAACTTCAAAATCAATGGTAATCCTCCGACTAGCAAGACCAAGCTGTCGCAGGTTGAAAAGCATCAAGCAACACTCGACAAGTCTATTGCTGAACATGCTAAAAACACCGCTGAGACTGAAGACGATGAGTCAGAATCCCCGACAGAAATCAGTAATGATGTAACTGACGATCTTGAAGACGATGAAG